TGTGGAGAAATCATTGGATCGTCTAGGATCTGTTTGTCAGCTTGAATATGCTGATCGATTGTTATTTTTTCAGTCATTTTGAACCTCGTTTAACGGCTTGGTTTACCACTTCTACCAAATGAATCTCGGATGAGATTGCAATAAGTGAATGCTCCTTCTGGGAATATTCGATGACGAATATCAGTTATAATATATAGTCCCCCACTCAACTTGTCAACACTTTCGCTCCCACCATTCTGTAATTTGGGGAAATCAACAAATATTGCATCACCTGCATGAAGATGTGTATTTAATACCATAGCAATCTTAAATTTGTGGGAGAAAAATTGATTATATCTCATCTGAGATTGAACCACTATTTGCTTATGATCAAATCTAATATCTTTAGATTTATCAAGTTGAGTATCAATATCCCCAACAGGTAATGTCCCTCTATCTGTAAGATGATAAATTGTTCGAGTATTATTATTTATTCCCTTAAACTCAGGATTTGGGAAATAATTTATATTTTCGCCATTGTTTATATTTTCTTTTGTATCACCAATTGTTATCAATTGTTCTGAGTAAAAACAATTGAATGGATCAAATAGAACAAGCTTTGATCCATATGCACCAACCATAGACTTTGAATTTGCATTAAGGAAATTATCCTTCTCGTATTTCAATATTTTTGAATTGTAATTCACTGGAAGATCTTTCCCGCCACCATCTCCAGTACCAGAATACAACATTGATACTTTCTTTTCTTGAGATAACAACCCATCTATAGATTTATAATGATATCCCTCAGATGTTTCATAAAAGAAATACCCAGCAGAAGAATTTAAAGTTTGATGCTCAGCAGAAATACTATACTTAGATAAAAAGTCAATAAGATAAAACGGTTTTTTACAATTACCTAGTAAACTATAACTATTTACTGTTGCATCAACAAAAACTTCTTTCTCACTTTCAAGGTGAGTAGAAACCAAAACCTTTATCGAATCTGATATGACACCATCTAATCTACTACAAACTTTGACACCTGTATTCATTATATATTCTTTAGACCTAAGATCAAACTTTATCTGATCATCACTCCCCATTGGAGTAAATTTATTAACATATAAAGTTAAAGAGATTAAATTATCATTTACATCTCTAAATTTTATATCTACTCTTTCCCTTCCGCACAATGGAAGCTTTTCTGCTATTGAACCAAAACCTTTGCCATCTTTAATAGCACCACCACTATCGACAACGACACACTCAACCTTTACAGTATGTTCAAGAATACTTTCAAAATAGTTAAACTCAACCAATCCACCTAGCATGTCAACTGTCTTTGCATTTGAATCAGAATGATTATTTGAGTATATTGTTAAAACTTCTACATTTTTAGAAAATTCAGAATCCCTATTTAAAACTATCTTAGACATAACACCACCTCCTTATAGTATTTAACCAATCATATCAAGGAGTTCTTGATCTCTTGAATCAGAAGACCCTATTTGAACTGGAATTGCTATTGGACTATTAGATGATGGTGCGCTCACAATATTATTATTTGAAACCATAACAACAACAGAACTCTCAGATCCTTGTTCATAAGATGCATATCTACTAATATTTTTTGAAGCACTTTCTGCTTTTTTACCAGATATAATTCCACCTTTCTCAAGATTTGCTGGTATTGGCGATGTTGAAGTTATGTCATTAATCAGTGCTTGGATTTTGTGCCCACCAGCACCATCCTCAGCTGTGATGATGGATTTACCCTTTATTTTCGCTTTTGCTTGTTTAACTTTACCTGCAATTCCCACCGCATTGCTATCACCAACATAAATTGCTGGTTTGTACTTGTTACGAATTCTCTCGGCGTCAATAGGTTCAAGATGTACATATTTTCCCAGTTGATCTTCTGGTGCATATACTCCACGTTCAATATGAACCCCTTCCGCTTTAGCTGCAGCAGAAACACCATTATATGGTGCTTTGTATGATTTGTTAATATAAAGTTGAGGACTTGGTGGAACAACTATAACAGTATACCCTTTCGACTTCAATCCTCTAATCATTCCAGCAGCATTTGTCTTAATCTGAGATTCACTCAAGCTAAAATCATTTGTTCCATAGCAAAGGATGGCATAGGTTCCATTTGTTTGTGGAGTAGAAGTTGGTTTTAAATTGATCTCTTTTTCTTTTCTTAGTGCTTTAGCAATAATCTCTGGACTAATTGAAGCAGCATTATCACCCTTTCCTTTATATAAACTTTCCCCTTTCTTAATATTCATTAATGGATACTTACCATTATATTCACCTCTCTTCATATCATATGGAACACCCACAGAAGCAAATTCTGCTGCTAATGCCAATTGTGCCTTTTCTAATGATGATCCTGCAGCACCAGTTAAAAACTTGCCGACAGATGGTCTTTTATAATTAATGGTATATTCTTTGAACTTATCTTGAGTTTCTTCATTGAAAACATCGTTTCTAGAAATTCCAGTGTCTTTAACAAACTCTTTCATTGTGCCTGGGATAATTTGATACTTACCAACAGCATGAAGATTTCCGCGCTGAGCATCCATAATTTCACCAACTGTCATCTGTGAGATTGGTTTTGGTGGTGTGTATCCTGCTTGACTTCCCGCACTTCCAGTATTATAAGAATTTATACCACCTTCACCACCAGAAATAGTGGAGAATAAGTCATCCCCAACGTTAGCACCAGCACCTGGTCCGGGTGGTGCAGCACCTGGTCCGGGTGGTGGACCACTATTATCATCCCCATAATCTCTAGTATATACAGGATCTTTAGAACCATAAGGATTTATATTTTTTACATCATGTTTCTTTTTAAATTCCGTCTCAAATATTTTTTGAAGTGTTTTATCACGATATAACTCAAATAGTTTTTCATCACTAACTAAGTTATAATCCCTGAACATAAGCATCAACCCCTTTCCAATATTATCATACTCTTTTGAAATCAAACGTTTATTCCCTTCTGCAAATAACCTAGAAGTGCTTGCTAAAATTGGACCAAAATATTCTACATCCATCAAATCATTTCCAATATGTTCAGTACTCTCGAACCTATCGGAAGTAGGTCTACTTAAATTGACAGGATAATATTTCTTGGAAAGTTCTGGCGTATCATCTCCAACTTCACCGCCACGAGATCTTGCCTTTGTTTTGGTATTGACTTTAGTTTTCTTGCCAAATACCCCATCATAAAGCATTCCAGCAAGTGTCGCTCCACCCTGACTACCAAGGAACATTCCTATTGCAGTTCCAACACCAGGAACAGGAATCAGTGTTCCAAGTGCGCCACCAATCCATGTACCCAACCCAGCACCAATGCCCCTAAAAGCTGCCTTGCCAATAGGATCTCCTGCAAGTAAAGAAAGACCAAACTCAAGTACACCACCAATAATTGGAATAACTGCAGCACGAGGTATCAGTGCCCTAGCAGCATTAGCTATTCCACTATTCTTGACTGCCTGAGCAGCTCCAGTATTCATTAAGCGAGTACTAGTTCCTTGAGCAAAATTTCTCGTAGAAGTTGTTACAGTTCGTTTAATTTGATTTCTAACAGTAGCTTCAGGTCCTAAACTTCTAACAGCATCTGTTCCAAACTTTCGAAGGGCAGCAGTTCTACCAAATCTTCGCATATACCTTCTTGCTGTACCAGCTTCTGCACCATAACGACTTCTACCTGGACCAGTACCCTTAATACCAACTTCACCCTGATGTTTATGAAAAGAAGATGCCGCAGTTATTGCAGTGATTATCGCAAGATTCAAAAATGTATTTAAGGTAGATGAGAATTTATCAAAATGCTTTACAGCACCTTCACCAAATAAGTTTTTAATAGTACCACGAGCAAAATCATATGCTTTGTAACCAAAATCGATGAAAGAAACCAATCCATCTAAAAGTTTTTTCCCTACCTCATAGAAAAATTTTCCAACAGGAACAATCAATCTAGATATGGTCTGAAAAAGTGGAGTTAAAGTTGCCAGCTTTATAAGAAGAAACCCAGTTATCACATTTGACAAGAACTTTTTGATTGCATCAAGAATTCCTGTTTTTGGTTCGGGCAATCTTATACTACCACTCTTCTTTGGTTTTTCAGAATCCCGCTCTCTATCTCTTCTTTCCTTTTTCTCTGCAACTTTTCTTTGCTTTTCATCATTAGCATCATTTTCTTTTTCTTCATTTTTTTCTATTACACGATCTTTCTTATCAACTTCTTTCTTCTTAGTAAATATCTTTGCAATATCATCTACTTTATTTGATATATTAATCAAAGATTTTTCAATAGTTGTTCTCTCAACATCTCTTCCAGTAACTTTAAGAGATTTAATATCAAGAAAACGCTTTAAGAAGGAATTAACTTTGAGAAGGGACTCTGGTCTAGAATTCTCATCCCCCGCATCTCCAGTAATTCTTGGTCTATCAGAACCTCTCATCTTACACTACCCCCAGAGTTTTAAGTTTTCTAGAAGATACGAATGAAGCATCAAGCATCGGAATATCAATTGATTCTTGATTAGGAATTTGTGTACTAGAAGTAGTTTCACTGGGTATTACAGTAACCCTAGGTTCTCTCATTGACGGTGGATTTGGTATGATTCTACTACCACTATTTCGACTTGCAAATGATGTTCCATCATCATACATATTGATAATATTTTCAATATGATAAAGACCACCTCTTTGAACAACTTCATTGGGGACAATTACATGAGCTTCACCGGGTTGAACATTAATAGACATTCTCTGGCGATCAGCTGTGCCACCAGGTATATCCATCCCAGTATTTTCTTTTATAATTCTACTACCAGATTTCATATCATCACCAGAGTGAATAATGTTATTAATTATTCTTTGAAATACATTTTGATCACTAGACATTGAACTATATGTATCAGAGTTTGATATATTAAAATTTGATATATTAGAATTTGATATATTAGAATTTGATATATTAGTTGGACTAGAAGAGAAAGAATTATTAGTAAACATATTTACAAAAGGTCCAACAAAGGAACTCACTGACGGAATATTTACTGGAGATTTAGTAGAGGACCTCACTGACGGAATATTTACTGGAGATTTAGTAGATTTAGTAGAGGACCTCACTGACGGAATATTTACTGGAGATTTAGTAGAGGACCTCACTGACGGAATATTTACTGGAGATCCAACAAAAGATTCCAAAGAATTTAAATTAAAAGATGGACTAAATTGATGAGGAATGAATTTATTAGTTATATTGTTTGAATAATTATACTTATCTCTACCAATAGCACCGCCACCAGCAGCATAGTAAATACTATTTTTAACTTTTGGCCTATTGGCACTAGGAGATCCATCTTCATTAAACTTCAAAGGGTCTATACCAGTTTCCTTGATTGCACGATCACGGGCTTTCTCTGTAAGAACGATTTCCCCATCTGATAACCAACCCAAGTTTTTATCTACACCTCTTTTGCCCCTAACAACACCACCGTCTGTTGCATCAAATAATTTTTTAGAAGAAATATTCTTGGTTTCATTAACTCCACCACCAGAAAATTGGGGAGATTCAATAATATCAATAGAAGACTCTGCGTCATCCTCCTCTTTAGTTTTGCCAGATATAGCATTAGCAATTGCCATTGTACCGGCAACTGTGCCAGCAACAGCAAGTCCAATCAATGCAGCTTTACCGCCAACAGGTAGCGAAGATAAAATTCTAGATACACCTTGACCAAATTTACCCTTTGCAGCCATACCTTTCAGATATGTTATAGCACTAGCCAACATACCTATACCTTTTATAGTAAATCCAACCATTCCTCGAATGAATTTGCCAAAGGATGTTCCAAATAAAATATATGAAGTAAGTATAGCGGGCCACCAGTCCTTCAAAAATCTTAAAATATTACTAACCTTTCCTTGATTTTCAGGATTAGTTGCCCAATCTAAAATATCAACAAATACCTTTCCAAGAAAAGTATTAGTTATAAACCTAACAATGTTGTCAATGATATCCTTAACAGGGGATAACATAGTTTTAGCAAATCCGATTATTGCCCCAAGACTTTTCTCAGATTCTTTTTCTCTCTGTTTCCTTTGTTTATTTTCTGCTTTTATTCTTTCATTTCTTCGCTTTGCATATTTTTTAGCAATTTTTTTTGTTCTTTTCTGATCCTCTTTTTCATCCTGGAGTTCTTGATATTGAAGTTCATGTAAAGCATCAATCTTATCTGACATCTCAACGAGGTATGTTTCAATAGGATTTCCTACAGGTTTGTTAGATTGTTGTGCTTTACTTCTCATCGCAGCATCAAGATCGTCAATATCAATCTTATTAGACTGCGTATCCAATAACTTATCTTTATCTACAGGCTTATCTGATCTAATAGAATTAAGTATATTATCTAAACTTTTATCAAGTTCATTTGTTTTTTTATCTGGATCATCTTCTTTAAAATTATCACCGGTCTTAACTGCATTGATAAGATCATCTAAATTATTAGATGCTATTTTTCTTTTCTTTCTATCTGCAATTCTCTTCTTGCGTTCTTTTATAATTTTTCTTGCTTCTCTATGTAAAAAAGTACTAGTACTCCCTTCTGCAACTTTAAGGGGCAAATCACTTCTTACCTTTGCAGACTTCGATAAAAATAATTCTGTAAGTTTCCAAACATCACCATTAGAAAGATTGGACGCTATATCCGGTCCCAGAAGATCTTCCAGACTCTGTCTATATTTTATTATATCGTCGGGATTTCTTCTGAGCATTTTTATTGATTTTGTTTTTGCTTTTGTTCTTCCTCTTCGAGGTGCTGCTGCAACAACATTACATAAACGTCACGTTCCCATGGGATCATATTTTCAATTTCTGTTAATGAGTATTTATGGTACTGCATTAAAGCAAAGTTAAGTTTGAAGTAATTAACAAGATCCATGTGGGACATCCCTAACCGAAAAAAGATGCAAGTCCCTCCAATAGAACTTCACTTTGAACTTTTGTGTTAGGATTTCTAATCTTAATAGTATGAGATAACTTTGGCATTGTCTCAAAGAATTTTTCAATCTCTTTGAACTGAGATGAATTCATAGATTCTAAGAAGTCAAGCATCTCTTTTTTAGTACAATCAGAAGAAGACCATGCATCCTCTTCAGTAAAAATTGTTCCAATGCAAGATGCAACAAGTTCAAAAGATTTATCCATAGAAGCACCTTCACTAAAATCAAAATTATTCTTAATAAATTGATCTAAAGAAGGGTACTTCATCTGAAGCATGATGTCATCATTTACTTTGATCTTATCTGTATGATCTTCTTGCTTCTGAACTTTGATATCATCTAGATTAATCTTTACTTTAACCTCAGTAGTCTCATCATCAGGACAAATTAAGTTAACTTCAACTTGCTCGCCTACAGACTTACCACGAATATTCAAAAACAAATATTCAATATCAAATGTGGGAAGTTCTTTCACATTAATTTTTGGACTAATAATACAGTTGCTGATCACATTTTTTATCGCAGTCGTAATCTGCTTCATGTCCTCAGTGTCAAGAGCAATGATTAAAAGTTTCTCTTCCTTGACAAGAAATGGTCTGTATTCGATAGTTTCTCCTGTAGATGGCAATTCAAGCTCATATGTTGGAGCAGCAATTTTTGGTAATGGCATAATAAACCAATAAAAAATTCAGGTATACTTTATTTAGTTGTCTATATTGGATCCAATCCGCGTGCTTGTCTTTCGGTAATACGAGGTCCGTCACTACGATTAACCAATTCTCCGGTAGCAGGATCCCTGTCACCTGCAATCGATCCCTCCCCATTGGTAGATCCAAATTTCTCTTTAGTATTTTCAAGTTCTTTATTTAATCCAGGTGGTTTTTCTTTTGGTGGGTTTGCCACAGCAGAAACTATAAAGTATCTGGTATATGCCATAGTAACTGTACATTTCAATACAGAGGAAGTATCATAACCAACCTGCATTGAATTGATTGCTATTGGATAAGAACGAACAAAGTGATATATTAACTGTGGATCATTTTCATGCTGCTTTTCAAATTTAGTAATTTTAAAACCATCTGAAGATACATACCCCGTACCATCTAGTCCAGGAAACTTCATCCTATATGAATAATTATATGCAAGAAGATTTTCTTTATCGTCGAATTCACCTGATATATCACTCATCCACTTCTCAAAATATTTAATTGGAGTATGATCTTTATCAACATAAAATGTAAGATCAATTCTATTATCATAAGTTCTTCTGTACGGTATAAGTTCAGTAACCCCAGTATGAGTATCTTTCATCTCATGAGTATCAAAACTTGATCCAGGCAATACAGTATTGGAACAGAGGATAGTTAATTCATCTTGTTCTAATTTTCCACCTTTGCCTCTAAGTGGCAATTTAACTTCATAAAGTGAAGTGAGAGATGGAGAGAGTATAGTGCTCTTTATGCTATCAACATTTCTTTTCTGAATGCTCATGCCGTTGATAAATAGTATTTTAGATTGTTATATACTATGTATGGGGGAAAGTAAAAAAAGTGTATATCGACCATCATTTCCAAAAAAATATAAGGGGAATGTAAATAATATAATTTGTAGAAGTAATTGGGAGAGAAAATTCTGCAGGTGGTGTGACTCAAATCCAAATATTTTAGAATGGAGTTCTGAAGAGATGTGGATTCGTTACATCTCACCAGTTGATCACAAATCACATAGATATTTTCCAGATTTTATTATTACAGTAAAAGAATCAAATGGCAGTATTAAAAGATATTTGATTGAAGTAAAACCAAAGAAGCAAACAAAACCCCCAGTCAAGAAAAAGAATCCAACAAAATCATATATCTATGAGTGTACAACATATGCAGTCAATCAGGCAAAGTGGAAAGCAGCAAAAGAATGGTGTGATGATCGTAAGATAGAATTTAAACTTATCACAGAAGAAGAGTTAGGTCTATGAAAAATTTATTTCAAAAGTTCTTTGGAGTTCTATCAAAAAATTCAACTCAAAAAGATAGGACAAGAAGAAATGTAGAAATAGGAAGACACCTTAGACAGAAAGTTAAAGGATTTGATCCAAGAAGATTTGGAAGAGCTTTATATGATCATGATGAAACTGAATTTGAGTTAGAATCAAGAAATAAAATTCTTGATATAAAAGATGATTTAATAGGACTAACATCCTATCAAAAAATGAACAAAATCATAGTTGCATTAGGAGAAGAAAGAAGAACAAGTTTTCCAATATTAGGAAGATACTATACATTCAAATATTCTCCAACAACAAAACAAGATAAGTGGGATGCACTACCTCTTGTTGTTTGTATAAATTACTTAAGTAGAAATACATGGGTTGGATTAAATTTTCACTGGGATGAATTGAGAAATTATAAGTTAGAAGGTATGAGATCTGGAATGTATGAAGTATATGAAGAAGAACTTCAGGATCTCATAGAAATTGGATATATGCAAATAGAATTTGATAGATAAGTAGATAAATAAATAAAAACCTTTATCCCAAATGGCAGAAACAAAAGAAGAAGATATAACGCGCTATGGTACAAACAAGTTCAAACTGGGTATGCAGGGGTCGCCGGATCATATAACAAAAGGAGAAGCTTCGGAATATAATATAAAGTATGAAGATGAAGATGGTAACATCAAAACAAAAAAAGAAAAAATCCATGTAAAGGTTACAAATAAAGCAAATGTAACATATGATGATGAAGGAAAGCCAACAAAAATTGATATCCTGCCAGACAAAAGAAAAACAGAATTGTATAAGTGTGAAGATAAAGGTGTATTGGGCAACACTTTAAATCAAGAAAGAATAAACAATAGAGAGTGTCTTTTATTATTTACGCGAGATGAAAGTGATGAAGAAAACAGCACTATATGGCAAGCAGATCAAGCGAATCTAGATGAACTTGGAACTAAAATTGATGACTTCGAAAGTGCAATGGCAAATATATCCAATGACGATACTCTAGATAAAGATATAAGAAATACTGTTAAGAGTATACAAGAAGGAGGAGATCCAAGGGTGAGGGTGCGAGCAAAAAATGGTACTACAGATGAAGATAAAAGAGAGCATCTAGAAAATGTAGCAGGGCAGACGGATCCAGATGCACTTGAACAAACAGCAGCTACCGATACAACCTCTATTAATACAGACAAACTTGCAGAGGAACTTAAAGCAAAAGAAGGAACAAGATCTAACTATGGGAACTATAGATATCCATCTGGAGAGAATGGTAAGAATGATTTTATTATGTTTTCAATTTTAGAATATACACCTAAAAAATTTGATGAAAAAGCATTAGGATTTGAAGATAGGGAACCAAATAGACAAGCAAATAATATAGGAACTATTACATTACCAGTGCCTGCAGGAATAAAAGACAGCAATCAAGTAGATTGGAGAGACGGCAGCATGTCCCCACTCCAAGCAGGATTTGCACAACTTGCATTTGATGCATCAAATGGCAATGCCATTGATCAAGGATTTGATCGGGTACAGGAAATGCTGGAGAATAGCTCAGTAACAGGGGAAAGTAGAACTGCAGTGAGAAATATATTTGCAGGAAGAGCAGTTGGTGTTAAAAATCTTGTTGCAAGAACACAAGGTGCAGTTATAAATCCAAATTTAGAATTATTATTTAATGGACCAAAGCTCAGACAATTTAGTTTTGTATATTTGTTAACACCAAGAGATGAAAATGAAGCAAAACAAATAGTCAGTATAATTAGGACTTTTAAACAAGCTTCTTCTGTACAAAGAACAGAAGGGAAGATATTTTTGAAAGCACCAAATACTTTTCAAGTCACATATCATAGGGGAGATGCAAATGATGAGAATCCATATATAGGAAAAATGAAAGAGTGTGCCATGACATCCGTGGGAGTAGAATACACTCCCGCAAATGTTTATGCTACCTTCGAGGGAGGTTACATGACACAATATAGATTAACATTAACAATGCAAGAACTTGAACCAGTATATAATGATGATTACGGCGCAGACGAAGAAACTATCCGTATAGGTTACTAAAATGTCAAACTACTTTTCAAAAATACCAGATTTTGAATATGTAAGTCGCCTTCCTGGCGCAAAGATATCAGATTATGTTCCCGTTAAAAACTTATTTAAACGTGGTATGTTGAGACCAGATATACTTGAGAATGTTGCATACTTCAACAAGTATAATATCAAAGGAGACGATAGACCAGATGCAATAGCATTTGAAATTTATGACGACCCAGATCTAGATTGGTTAGTGTTGACATGTAATAATATTATCAATATTCAAAGTGAATGGCCTATGACACAGGAGGTATTTAATGAATACCTGCTTAAGAAGTATGGATCATATGAAGGTATTAGTGCAATACATCACTATGAAACTACAGAGATTTTGACATTTGATGGACTGAGATTACTTGAACCTGGGTTGATTGTTGATGAAGATTATACATTCTCTCATGGATATACTGAATATGAGGTTTTAAATCCAGTAACTCCAGTCACAAATTATGAATATGAAGAAGAACTTGAAAATAAAAAGAGGTCTATATTTTTACTGAAACCAGCATACGTACCAATCGTATTAGATGACCTCGACGAAATGATGAAATATACAAGAGGTGCTGATAACTATATCAATGATAAATTAAAGACAGCAGATAATATCAGATTATATTAAGGCATAAAAAAACCACCCCGAAGGGTGGTTAAGGTGCTAATCAAGCATCAGCGAGTTTCTGGAAGTAGCTCAATGCATCATCTTCATCTTCATCACGACTAGATGTCGATTGTGGTGTGATGTCAGGTGCATTGAAATCATTCTCAGGAGTCACAGGTTTTTCAAAATTTGGTTTGAAAGAACCACGACCCTCGCTTTCATCATTCAACTCCTCATCATAAACAGCAGGACGATCAACTTGCTTCTTCGCAAGGACAAGATTCAAACGAGCTTGCAACTGTTCATATGTTTTGAACTTATCAGGAGCAGTAATCTCTTCCAAAGAGTACTCTTGATTCCAGATTGCTTCCATAGCATCATCGTCATCGAGCAAAGGTTCTGGGGAATCAAACTCGGACTTATCATAATTCCAATAACCATCTTTCTTGACGATCTTCAGTTTGAAGTTTGCGCCTTCCCAGAAGTCAAAAGGATTAATTGGAGTTTCATCTTCAAACTCAGGTTGCATTGCTTCCATGACTTTGTCGAAGATCTTCTTTCCATACTTATAGAGGAATACTCGTCCTTCGTTTCCAGGATTTGCTTTATCCTGAACAACATAGATGTTACTGTAGTAAGACAGTTTGCGCTTCTGCTTGCGAACAGTATCTTTATCAGATTCACTGCCGCTATTCCAGAGTTCCCGATTGTATTCACCAAGAGGATCTTTCTGACCAATGGTGGTCAATGAATTCTCGATGTACCAACCGCCGGGACCTTGGAATGCATGAGCATACATCTTTGCCCAGGGCAGCTCTTCCCCATCCGGGGGAGGAAGAAAACGGATAACGGCATAACCGTTTCCTGCTTTATCAACTTCTGGTTTCCAAAGGCGCTCATCAGCACCATTGCCAGAGGTATTCATTTTCTCGACTTCCTTGACGAGTTTTTGGGTCAAGGAACCGAGACCGGATTGCTTTTTAAGATTTGCGAAAGACATAGGATTTGTTTGGATTGGTTGGATTTGGCTTGTGTTGACAAAGGTAGTTTACAGGTCAGAACCTGTTTCGTCAATTTTTTGTCGTATTTTCTTAAGCATCTCTGCCATGTTAGAAAAGACCATGCTCATATCCATATCAGTCGGCATACCGATCATGGATGCCGACTCAATGATCTTTTCTTTCATGATAGATGCTTGTTTGTCATCAGATAAACTTAAGCGAGTATAGAGTATTCTTTGTTTCTCT